AGGCAGTTGCGCCATTGTTTTCTCCTCGTTTCAGATTGATTCGTGTTGCCACCCTGGGCAGCTAACTGCGCTCTCTTTGCAAGAGCGCTTGATGGGCTGGGCCATACCGCCCCGCGATCTGGTTTGAAAATTCGTTTACCGCACGCTTCACAAACACGTCGATGATTTCTGCACCACCAGGTCCGGGCCGTCTCGTCTGCTCTACCGTGTCACCCGGGGCTGGATAGACATTGACAATGGTCCCACCAGCCTGACTCGAGACGGCACCCGCGCGCACTGCTGGCGCCATCGCAGGACTGACAGCGCCACCAATGGCATACCCGCGCAATCCCAACCGCATGGCTTCGACCGTGGATACCCCCCCAGCCCTAGCGACGTCCGCCTGGCTCCAGACCACCTCACCACGGTGCACCACCCCCGCCGGCTCATACTTTCCACCGTCACCGGTGTAGCCGCCCGTGGCCCAGCTACCAGGCTTGAGACCTTGAGCGGCGTTGCTACCGGAAGCCCCAGCCCCAGCAACACCGCCAAACAAAGAGCCCAGTAGCCCGGCTAGTGCTTTCTGTATCTGAATGCGGATCAGGTCGGAGATCACGCTGTTGGCGAAATCCTTGAAATTCAGCTTGCCGGTCATGGCGAAGTTGACCAGCGCATCCTCCATACCGCCCAGCATCTTGGTGGCGAACTGGTTGGACTGCTGGTAGGCGTTCTGGGCGTTTTCTGCGTAGGTCTTGAAGGCAGATTGCGCCCCCGAGGCCCAGTCCCGCTCTTTTTGCCGCTTGCGCTCCAGGGAGTCCTCGAAGAGCTGCACCTCCTTGTCCTGGGCATCCTTGATGACCTTCAGGCGCTCCGCGTACACATCGCGCACACGCTGCACCTCGTCCGGATCCTTGGCCTTGGCCAGCGCGCCGGTTTGATCAGACTCCAGCTTGCGCAACTCGGCTTGGTGCTGCTGCATCAATTGAATGCGCTCCCGCAGATCTGACGCGGCCCGATCACCCATACCAAAGGTGGATAGCTCCATGTCGTACTGCTGCTGGCGTGCAATCAGCCGCTCCCGGGCCTCGAACAAGAAGTTCTGGCGTTCGATCTCGTCCGAACGCTTCTTCTCCTTTTCCTTGGCGTCATCAGCCTGCCGCGCCAGGCCCTGAGCCTTTTCCAGTTGCTCGCCCGACAGCTTCACCACCCCGCGCTTGAGGTCGCTGGCCAGCTTCTCGTATACCGTCAGGTTCTGGGTCTTGTCTAGCTGATCCTCCAGCTGCTTGAGATACTGGGCCGCCTGGGTCTTTTGCTGGTTGGCAGCAGACTCCGCGGCCGAGGCGTATTTCTTCTGCGCATCCTCACGCTTTTTCATGGCGTCCAACTGGTCCGCCAGCCCGAGCAACTCCTTTTCCCTCTCGGTGGATATTCCCTTGTAGGCGCCTTTATCACCCAAGTTCAGCTCGTAGCGAATTTCTGCACCTGTGTTCTGCTTACCAAACAGGGCTACGCGCTTTTGCAGGTCTGCAATGGCCTTGTCTGCTTGTTCGCTGTATGTCTGCAGGCCCGACCCTGCCCCTGTGGTGGCTGCCTGCACGCCCAGAATCGCCGCAGCCAAATCTCTGGCGCGGTCTGCGGCGTTCCTGGATGCCTGCTCAGAATCGCTGACCCGGCCCGCGTACTGAATCCAGCTACTGAGCACATCAGGACGAATCACGGCACGGGTAGCAAAGCGCTCGATGACCTCCGAGAGCGAGCCTCCAGAGGCCCGAGCACTGTCCAATTCTTGGCGCAGCTCCTGGGTGATGCCGTGTCCAAGGCGATCACGAAAGCCCCGCGACACGGTGTCAACGAAGCCGGCAAAGGTGCTGTCAGCCTCCTTGGCTGCGTCGGCCGCCCGGGTCGTGGCATCTGCCAGCGCAGCCTTTTGCTGGTCGCGTGACAGCTCCTTGAGTTTGGTGCTCAATGCATCCGAGGAGCCGGACAGCTCGTCCAACTTGGACTTGGCGCCCTCGGATTTATCACCCATGGCCACAAAGGACATGGCCACCAAGCCTGCGCTGATCGCCAGGCCTGCAGGACCACCCAGGATGCCCAGGGCGGCACGCCCGATGGAGGAATAGGCGCTCTGTGCAATCGTCAGCCGCTTGACTGCCGCTTCATGGGCCACGGTGGCCGCTGTCACCTGGGCAGTGTTGGCAGTCAAGGCTGACAGGGCCTGCACCTTGGCCAGTGCCGCAGCGGTGGCAGCAACGGCGGCACGCGCATCTTGCAACTCCGCTCCAGCCTTGCGCTGGGCCTGCAGCGCAGATAGGGCCGAGGCGCCAGCGGCAAAGGTAGCGCCGGCGGCGTAGCGAGTGGTTCCCACCGTCACGGCCGCAATAGCGCCCACGGCCAGGGTATTGAAGCTGCCGCCCAACAGGTTGATGCCATCGACCAGTGTGCTGGTCACGCCCATGGCTTGGTTCTGCTGACCGATGAACTCTTGGTAGGCATTGCGCAGATTGCCCATGGCGTCGGCTACGCTGGTGGGCATGGCGGCCACCCGCTTCATGGTGGGCTCATACTGCGACACCAGGGTGTTAACCAGCTCTGTGATGCCTACCTTGCCGGAGGCACCCAGTGCGCGGATTTCAGCCGCGGTCTTTCCAGTGGCTTCGGCCAGCGCATCCACGATGGTGGGCATCGTGCCGGCAATCGAATTCCAGGCATCCGCATCGACCTTGCCTTTTTGAAGCGAGGACGACAGCGCCGCCATCGCGCTCTTACCCTTGTCAGCGCTGGCAGAGTTGACCACCAGTAGGCCGCTGAAGGTGTCGATGGCATCAATGGATTGGTCCAGTGACAGTCCCATACTGCGCAGCGCCGGGGACATTTGAATGAAGCCTTCACGGGTTTCATTGACTGCTCGAAACGTCATGGCAGCAGACTCGACCATGCGCCTCTGGGCATGCTCGTACTCGTCCGCGCTCTGGGTCGCCATCGCCATGCGGCTGGCGTACTGCCCCCAGGTGTCCGCGGTGTCTATCAGGCTGACAGCGCCAGCACCAGCAAACACCGCCGCGAATGCGCGCTGCGCCACCTTGGCTGCATTGGCCGACTGGTCCCCCAGCCTGGTGACTTTGACGCCGATGCTCTCGATGCTGCCACCCGAGTCGGTAGCCATCTGCTGCCAGGCCTTGGCGGACTCGATGGCGTACTTACGCTGGTTCTCCGCAATGGTGCGGGCACGGCGCTCGCCTACCCGCTCCGCAGCCGTCATGCCTTGCTCAAAGCCGGCATACCGCGCCACAAGGTCCACGGTGAGCGTTCCCAGGGAACGGGACATAGAAGCTCCAAAAAAGAAACCCGCACAGGGCGGGTATAGAAATGCCGCCTGCGAGGCGGTGCTTCAGCGCCACGTCTCCATGGCGGTTTGCAGGTCTGGAGCCACTTGCGGCGATGATTCCGCCGTGTGCTCATACATGAGGAAGGTTTCCAGCGCTGGGGGCTTGCTGCCCTTCTCGCGAGGAACCGTACAGCTCACGGTATGGGCCACCACGGCGGCGGCATGCTCGATGCGACGGGCGCAGTCCAGGGGGCCGTGCTTATCGCGGTACGCCATCCAGGCCAGGAACTCGGCGTAGGAGATGTTTGCCTTCGCCTCGGTAATGGTTCGCCCACCAATGCCGGCCAGCACTAGCTCGTGCCAGACCTCATCAGCGGGCGACAGCTCGCGGGGCGTTCACCTCGTCAATCACACCCACCATGGCCCAGGCCGCCGAGGGGTTAAGTCCATAGGCCTGTTCATAGGTCAGTTGCTCGCTGGCGTCTTCCCCGAAGCGGATGCACAGAGAGATCATGTGAGCCAGGGCTGCACGGTCCTTGACGGCGTCCTTGTCCATCAAGGACTTCTCCACCACGCCAAAGGGCTGGCGCACCACGAAGAGCTCTCCGCTGTGCGCCTCGCCCTTTTCGTCCGTCCACTCGATGGACTTCTTGACGGGATGCGGGTCCACAAAGCCCCCGCGCTCTTGGAAGGAAGAAAGCTGCAGCATGTTCATTGCTCCTTGCGCACCCAGTCGGACTCGCCCGAGCGGCGAATGGTGAGGGTGGACTTCACCACCGAGTTGCCTTCCAGGTTGAAGGGGAAGGTTTTGACGTGGCCATCAAAGATGAACCAGGTGCGGGTCTTGGGCAGTACCAGCTTGCCATCACCATCAACAGCGGGGGCAGTAGGTGGTTCGATGCCGTCAGACCAGCCCACCGCCCACTGCAGGGGCACATTGCGAAGCTCATACATGCGCACATGCGAGGGCACGCGGGGGTCGGCCTGGATGGTCAGCGTTGCCTCGGCTGGCGTCTCCAGGCCCGGCAGATAGGTGCGGGACTTGCGCGCAGACAGCGGCGTGGTCTCGATGTCGTCGGCGCTGTCCGCACCAGGATCGAACTCGGTGGCGTCATCAATGACGATGACCTCCAGTTGAGTCGGGTCGTCCTTCTTGGGGGCAAGGGCATACACCTCAGTGCCTTGAGTAAGCAGGGCCATAGTTCAGTCCTCTGAAATGAAAAAACCGCCTCTGGGGCGGTCGTTGGTGGAAAAAGGAAAGCCCGCTCAGGGCGGGCTGGTTTGCGTGGTGCGCAGCGTGATCCAGGAGATCTCCAGCGTCTGGCGAAAGCTGCCCGTCTCCGGGTCGCGCCGCTGGCCAAAAGACTGGATCGGACCGCGCAACTCCAAGGCGTGCTCCAGAGCATTAGCCACGGCCTCCATTGAGGCCTGCGTCTGCGCCCACACATCCAGGTGGATCAGGGCCTGGCGGTGGGTCGGTCGGCCTGCCAGCAGATTGCCGCGCGTGCCGGCCGCCTCGTAGAAGGTCGCGTAGGGATAGATCCTTGGGTCATCAGGGTTGTGGCCCATGGGATGGATCCGGGGCGGATCTCCAAGCAACGCAGTAACACCAGGGTCAGCAGCCGCGGTTTCGTAGAGGGTGCGGTTATCCATGCGGCATCACTTCAAGGCGTTGCTTACGTCGGCGGCATTGGCTTGGCGCTTGATGGCTCGGTCCAAAACCTTGTTCAGGTTGGTCGCAAAGGACTCGACAATCGCCCCCTCCTTACTGGTCACACTGGGCAGCAGGAAAGGCTGGGCCGGCATGTTCTCGGTACCGAACTCCAGCATGCGCCAGTACCAAGTACCGCCCCCAGTCTCGAAGACTTTTCCGACCCGGCGCTTGCGCACGTTCTCCTTGGTGTTGGCATAGGAGGCTGCGCCCCCGGCCACGCCCAGCCGCAGCTTGAGGCCACCGGCCCGCATCTCCGAGCGCTTGGAAGAGGAGCGAATGACGATGTTCTCCCAGATCTTGTGCATCGGGGTTTCAGGGTCATCCAGCTCCTGGGCCCGGCGCACGGCTTCATCCCTGGCGATGTTGAAAGCCGTGCGCATCGCCCGCCTGGTGGCCTTAGCAGTCCCCAGTGCGCCGAGCGCCCGCATCTTCTTTTGCAGATCCTCCAAGCCTTCCAGGCTGGTCTCGGTCTTAGCCATCACTCACCCCCGTGGAACACATGAGCGTCAGGTATTCCAGGCCGGTGTCTTTGTCGGGCAGCACGGCGTGGATGGTGTAGGCCTTGCCCCGGTACTTGATGCGCAAGGTGTTCGTCACATCGTCCCGGTAGTAGATAACCATGCGCACGTCCACCTTGGACTGCACCGCAGCGGCGGCGATGAAGTCCCGCCCGCTCAGGGGCTCCAGGCTGGCCCAGACACTGGCATGGTCCACCCAGGTGTGCAGGGTGTCGCCGTTCTTAGGGTCACGGGTGGTCTGCTTGCGCTGGAGTGTGACGTGGTGCTGCAGCTTCCCGGTGTCGATCATCGCGCCCCCAAAAACTGCGGAGCAATAGGCTTGCCGCTCAGGTAAGTCGCGGGCGGCGAGCCGTCCCCGTCGTCGTCATCGACCATGGAAGCTGCCACCACGGACACCAGGCGGTCGATGCTCTGGGCCTGCGCCTGGATGGCTGCAGCCAGCGCATGGTTGGAGTCGGCCACATCTTTGTTGCTCAGAATGACCAGCTCAGCCCAATCGGGCATGGGTGTGCTCATGATTTCCTCGTGTCAGTTGACCCCAGGCCGACGCATGCCAAAAAGCATGCTGGTTGCGGCATGGGGAAGCGCGAATCCGTAGCCATGCTGCGGGTCCACACGGTTGGTCTGGGAGCCGTCACGCTCGCGGTACAGGTAATTGACCGTCACCAAGGTCGCCATCTGCACCTTGGGCGGGATGCCGGTGGGCTGACCCTCGCCATCGATGGGCACGCTGCCGTCCTCATTCAAGAACCGGGAGCCATAGCGGCCCAGGTAGTCCAGCACCATGTCCGAAGCGGCAGCGATCTTGAGTTGCAGGTCCTCATCGTCGGCAGTCACGTCAACACCTTGGCGCAGTTGAGCGCGGGCCTGCTTCAGTGTCACCAGCTGTCTCATGCGGCCTCCTCGGTCGGCTTGGGCGCCGGCAGGATGTTCTGGCGGATCTGCTCTAGCGGGAAGTCCTGCTGCTGGCGGTAGACCGTCTCACCTCCAGGGATCGGAGCCAGATTCAAGCGCTTGCGGGCATCGTTGATGGTCAGAATGCCGCCTTCCACACCGGTCTTGAGCGTGTCCATCTGGGTCTTGCTGTCCATGCGCACCAGGGCGCCCACGTCCAACTCGACCCCGGCCACCTTGCCGTCAAATCCCAGCCCGCGGTCCAGCACCGCCTCCATCTCTTCGACCAGGATCTGGATGCAGTCCGAGTAGTAGGCCCGCTCCCGGCCCTCGATGTTGCTGTGCGTTGGCTCCTGGCCCACGCCGACATTGAAGCCTGGGACGT